CCCGAGAATCTAGTGGGGTAGCCAAGGCGTCTATGCTTGCGCTGTAGTTATCCAGCCCTTCCAAGGTAACACCTGGGGTAGATGAAGAAGCAATCCGGTCTACCCCTGTCTCGACAAACGACCAGCGTTTTGTAGGGACGTGATATACAAGAAGTCGATAAGTTGCGTCTACGGTTGGGTATCCCCAGAGAACCAAAGATTTGGAAGGGTCTAAAGCCGTACTCATCTTGGCAATATCGGCCTCTCGCAGGGAGTTAAAGAAGTATCGGTTGATTTTCTCTGCGCCGATTGACTCTACTTGTTGGCCGTTACATGCGTAAAAACCATCATCCCCGAGAAAATATGTTATTCCTTGGTACTGAATGACAGAATTTGGTTCGTAGCACCCTAAATTTCTAGAAATGTTGTCAAACTGGAAGATTAACGGTGTTCCAACATAAGACATCCGCACCAAACCACGTTCCAGCAGCACAATTCCAAATTCGCCGCCTGTAACGCCCTGCACTACACCGCCGTCAGGGATGTCCTGAAAGTCTGCCTGTGTAGTACCGGAAGCCGTCCAGGTGGTTTCATTATTGATACCACTCCATTGCACCCGAAATGGGTATGCGGTTTGAAATCCTGTCACCACAAAGTCGCGGACAACGGTCACATACTTGGCTTTAGGAGCGTCTACCGCAAGGTCAGAAAACGTCGTAGCAGAGGTTAAATCATAACCTTGTAGGGTATTGGTTTCGCTAGCCGCGATAAGTCTATTCCCAAACTGTGTGAACCGAAATCGCTCTGCGTTTGAAGAGGTTGTCCCGGAAACATTGTCAAATGTCAGGGTCGTCCCGTTGAGTTTATAGAGCTTAGAAATACTGGCCGCAAAAATAGACGTCCCACCGGCTGTGGACTTGGCCGCTACAACATTGTTTAGGTCCTCGGAAGCGTCTCCAGAGTAGTTAACCTCCTCCGGGAACGGTCCATAACCCCCAGCGCGGGGATAGCAGTTCTTAGCAGTCGTGAGAGCCCCGATAACACCGGGCTGGTCTGGTAGCCACTCTCCAAATGTCACCCTTGTCGTTGCCATGAATTATTCCCAGAAGATTGTTGTGTCCAATTGTTAGACGTATCAGGTAAGACCGTCCAAGTATCACTTCCTGTTGAAGATGCGGACCAGTTATTAGAAACAAATGACTCTGGCGTCCAGGTATTAGAACCTTCGCCAGAATCCGTCCACTCTTCTCCGAACCTGTATAAGACCGCATTTACAGAGCCAGTTCCGTTTATAGAGCCAGCCACCGTCACACGATAGTTAGCGTTTGCGGCTACAAAACCTTGTCCTGTAACGATTGCGGCTACCGCAAATGTCCCGTTTACACCTGCCGAAACACTTCCCGTAGCAGTAATCTCTCCTGCCGTTGTCCGCAGTCTAATTCCGTCTCCAGAAACTAGAGCTGCGGCGTTTATTACACCTTCCGTGGTGCGTTGCCGTATTCCGTCTGTTACTACTGTGCCTGCGGCGGTTACATCTCCAGCCGCAAAATTAGTCTTGCTTGCAACAGCAATTACATCTCCATCAGCGGTTATAACACCGTCTGCGGTCTGTATTGACTTGGTATCACCTTCTGCGTATCCGTAATCCCAGTAACCAAAGTCACAATAATTCGGAAACATTTTTTAGAACGTATACCATTGGGTTGTAGTGCTGGCAAACAGTTCGGTTGTCGAGCCAGCCGTTAATGAGAATGATGCGTTGTTTCCTAGTGCGTTTATCTGCGCCCCCGTTGCTGGGTAGATTTTTAGCGTATCTGCCGCATCACTATTTCTGACCAGAATCCGCATACCAGCCACCGCAGTAGGCAAAATTACTCCATCAGCACTTGCCGCGACAACGGTCACATTGTTGATATTGGACACCAAGGCAGTCGCGGTTCCTTGGGTTGCCCCTGCCGCGGATATTGCCGCGCTGATGCTATTTATAACAATGCCGTTTAGCGTAGTCCTGCTTGTGGCCCCAGACACCGCAGAGCCAATAGCGATGTTTGTAGTAGACCCAGATACACCAGCGGTTCCGATGTTGACTGCTTTTGTGGTTCCGTTAGTCGTTGCGCCAGTACCAAGGTTAAGGGTCTGTGCGCCTGTGGACTGTCCTACTGTTAATGTTCCGGTTGTAGCCGTGCCGCCAAGAGTTAAGGTTCCAGTTGTTTGACCAGTACCCATGCTAATGTTGGCAGTCGTAATTGAATTGCCAAAGTTTGCGGTTCCAGTAGTTGAACCACCAAGCGTTAAAGTGCTGGTTGCAGTTAAAGTTCCGCTGACACTTGTTGTGCCAAAAGTTCCAGTTCCTGCTGTTATTCCCACACCTACAACAGCACTACCACTAGCATAAAAGTTGCCGTTTGCGTAAGTTTCACCACTTACAAAAAGCCTGTCGGTTGTTGCGTCTATCGTATTAGTGGCTGTGTTGTATTGATAAACTGCATCGGTTAAATTACCGGTCACATAAACTCTATTTGCCGCAGTTGAATCTATAAATAATCCGGTAGGGTTTGTCTCTTGAAATCCAATATAGACATTATTTACAAAAGTGGCGGTGCTGACATTCCAAGCGGTTCCGAGCGTATATTCGTTAATATCATCGCCCGTGGCGCCAAGTACCCACATTTTTGTTCCGTCTGCGCTTAGATTTACTTGTTGTGGATTACTGTCTTGTGAGGCAACACTAAAAGAAATGCTCGCGTAAGAAGCGGTTGAAATATCCCAAGGTGTGCTTAATGTGTATTGGTAAACTGTGTCATTAGTCGTTCCAATAATATACATGGTCGTCCCATCAGACTTAAACCACATACCAGTTGGCGCAGATTCTTGGGTTGTTACGCTAAAGGATTTGGATGCGTAGGTTGCGGTTGTGATGTCCCACGCTACGGATAATGTGTATTGGTAGACGGTATCGTTTGTTCCGCCAAGCATGAACATCGTCAGACCATCGTCTTTGAAAAAGACATCGTTTGGTGCGGTGTCTTGTGTTACTCCTGTCGATACCGCAGTAAATGTTGCGGTAGAAACATCCCACGCAGTTCCAAGAGTGTATTCGTTTACATCATCACCAGTCGAACCACAGATATACATCTTGGTTCCGTTTGCACGGATAAATAATCCTGTGGGGTTACTTTCCTGCCCAGAAACACTCACGGTCTTACCAGAGTAAACCCAGCTAGTAATGCCTGTGTCGATTGTCAGGGTTGCGTCTGTGGTGGGTGCGTCTAGGGCTACGGAGGTGAAAAGCGCATTTGCGCCGGATTGATATTTGTCCGTATTTAGGTTGGTAAAGTTCGCGTCTACCTCTGTGTGGGTAAGGGGCGAACCTTTAGCTGCTCTGGTGACGATGGTAGACATTAGTCAAGCGATACCGTAAGTGAGCCAGAGTTGACCTTCAGGATGTCGTCGGTCTCAATAACCTTGGACGTCGTTAAGGGTGTGTACATCAGAAGATTTCCGGATGTCAGCGCGTCCAAAAGACCGATGTGCGAGATGGTTCCCCAGTTTGCTGTGGCCTGCGGGAATGTGACGTCTGCGGATGAGGTAACGATTCCACCAGAAGCCGTGGTAACCGAGACGACTTGGCGAGCATAAGAGCCGCCAGAGACTTCCGTTCCCGTGTTTCCCTCTCCCGGATTGGACGTATAAAGACCCATGTAGACCGTGGTCGGAGATGTATAGGAGACGTTACGCAGAACGTGGTCTAGAAGTTTGTTTTCTAGATAATTAGAAAATTCAGCCATGATTACCTCGTGGAGACATTCATTACCAACGGAACGCCAGCAAACTCGGATTCCTCGTCGGTGATATTGATTCGGGAGACTGCTTGGTTGTATAGGCTCGACCAGGTTTGGGTGCGAGCGTCATTCATCAGGTAAGGCTCTGCCTCCAGTAAGGAGGCGTAAAGTAGTGCGTCCGGGTAGTTAGCCATGAACTCGTTGCTAGTATTGGCATCCGATAGCACCGTGGGTTTGAAGTAGTAAAGCATCTGCACAACGTAGGCAGAATCAGGTTTAGGAGCAAACTCAAACTCGTTGGACCGCAGGGTGTAGAACACGGGTAAACCCTGCTCGTCAGCCCTAGAATTGGTAGAGAATGTACTTGGTGTTTGGTAGCTGACCACCGTTCTTGGGGAACCCTGGATAAAGACATCCCGAATCCCGATAAAGTCTGACGGGAGTCCCACAGTCGCGTCTCCGACGGTCATGGTCGCGGTTGCGGTTTTCAGCATCCGGCGGGTACGAATGTCCCGCGACAGGCGTAGTTCTGCTAGCGTAATAAAGTCTGGAATCTGACTGGTGAGGTCACTCCGTCCGAGGTAGTTCGCTACGCTCGTTTTCAGGTCGCTGTATGTCGCTAGGGCCATCTCTCTTCTCGATGTAGTCGTGCCAGCCGAATGTATAACGTCCGACGTGGCCTATCGTGTTTGACAAGTCGTGGTCCAGATAGGTGTCGTACCCAGCGTCGTTAGCCTTCACGCAGAAGTAGACATCCTCTCCCAACAACTT